CTCGAAGTGAAAGACGAGTCTGTAGAAGACACCTGTCTTGATCTGATTAACTATTCCGTTCTTTTCTATTCATATCTTCAATCCAAGAAGGAAAAGCACAATGCTCTGCCAAGCAGCAATCTCAACGGTCATCCTCTCTATGACCCTCCTGTTCCCCCTGCCCAATAGTAAGTCCAATGGAGTCCTTGACGCAAACATCAAGCAACTGCTCCCTGCCATGGCTAGGGTGGAGTCGAGGGGTGACCCAAAGGCTATTGGGGACAGGGGCGATGCAATTGGACTATATCAGATTCACCGCTCGTATTGGACAGATGCCGTTAACTATGACAAAACCCTCGGCGGGACATACAAAGACTGCTTCGATCCTGACTATGCCCGAAGAGTTGTCTGTGCCTACCTCCACCGATACGGAAGTAATAATTCAGATATTGAGCAACTTGCACGAATTCACAACGGCGGGTGTAACATCTTGAAGAAACAGAATAGCAAATTGAAATCTGAAATCAAGGCATGGAATAATACTACAAAGTATTGGAACAAAATCAAAAAGGAATTGTGATGAAACAATTGCGGACTATTGGTAAATGGGTATCTGTTCAGACTAAAGGTCTTGGACAGCAAAAGAAAACTTCGGCAGGAATCATCTATACTGAAAAACTTAACAACCCAAACATTTGGAGTGTTGTTATTTGTGTCGGAGACAAAGTAACCGAAGACATCAAAGTCGGTGATAGAGTTCTGTGGGATCTTACAAAAAATGGTGGACGGGGATATGCTGCATGTGATATAGTGCACCAAGACAACATTCTAGCCATAGAAAGAGATGAAACATGAGCAAGCCATTCGGATATTCGTATTACCTTGATATGTACAACTGTCGCATCGGTGCAGCCGATGACTTAGAACTTCACTACCGCTTTCTTGAGCGAGTAGTAGACAAGATCGGCATGACTCGTATGTCGCAACCCGTTGTCATGCACGGCCCAACTAAAAATGGATCGGAGATTTATCCCGACAAGGCAGGGGTAAGTGGTTGGGTTCCACTCATTGAGAGTGGCATTCAGATTCACTCAATGGAACCTAAGCGATTCATTACGCTTGATGTATACTCATGCAACAAGTTTGATAAGAACATCATTCTCGACTACGCACGAGAATGCTTTGGGTTCGAGCAACATGAAGAGAATTTCTTTATTCGTGGAGTGGGATACGGGGATATTACATGAGTGACTTTTCTCCCTTTGGGCGTAATATGTTTGGTGAGAACATTGAAGAGGAAACTCAATCAAAGGTTGCTCGTAAGTTTATTGTGCCCCCATTCACCATCCTGTCTGCACGGGATGGTTCTTGGCAGAAGAGGAAGAAGGCATGGCTCAAGCGAGGAATCAAAGGGGAACTTGGCAGGGGCGATAAACTTCTCTATGGTGACAAAGTAGACTCTATTGACTACTATCGTCAGAAGGAAGGGGAGGTGGTTGACTCCATCGAAAGCAACACATCGGTATTTGATCCCGTGTTGTGTGAGTTGGCGTATCGGTGGTTCACCAAAGAAGGCGATCAGGTTGTCGATCCCTTTGCGGGTGGAATGGTTCGTGGTGTTGTTGCCTCTTATCTCAATCGAAGATATTGGGGTTGTGACTTAAGTCAACCACAAATTAAATCTAATCAGGAACAGGCTTCGCTACTAGAAGAACTCAGTGCTCCGATTGTTTGGGTGAACGGAGATTCCGAGAGGGAATTGAAATTAAGCCCCGATTCTGATTTCATTTTTAGTTGTCCTCCCTATGGAGATCTCGAACAGTATTCAGAAGATCCACGCGATTTGTCTGCAATGAACAATGATTCATTCCTGACTGCATATAAGAATATCATTCGTCTTGCATGTGATCGTTTACGAATGAATCGGTTTGCCTGTTTCGTGGTAGGAGATTACCGTTGCCCCAAGGGATTTTATCGAAACTTTGTTGGACAAACAGTAAGTGCATTCGAGGATGCAGGAGTACGCTTCTACAATGAGGCTATCCTTGCTACTCCTGTTGCCTCTGCTGCGATGCGAGTAACACAACAGTTTGAAGCATCAAGAAAGTTTGCAAAAACTCATCAGAATGTTCTTGTGTTTTGCAAGGGTGATCCTAAACTAGCAACTCAAAGAATCTCACAGAAACACATTGAAGAATCGGTTGCTGAACATGCACAATCAAGCCTGACGGATATTATGAAATGAGTAAGCGATCTGCCATCGATATCATTGAACGCGCTAAGAACTATGACAAAGATCATTGTTGGCAGTATGACATTCGGGTCAACAACCTCCAAGAGGATATTGTCGAGAGTGGGATCGACCCTGAGCAGATCAACTCTATTAAAGTAACTGATATCTATTTTAAGCCTTTGACAGGATACCTAGAGCGGCAAGACGCTACGGAATTCATTCAGCGACATGAATGGCTAGGAAATCTGTCTCAGTACACAACACATTGGTTTGGTGCATTCTATCATGATCCCAATCAGGGGCTGATGGGCAGAGAAATCATGGTGGGAGTTATCCTTATGAATATGCCTAATGCATTTTCAAAATTGCTAGGAGATGATACCCAAACCATTGAGCGACTTATCAGTCGCGGTGCTTGTATTTCATGGAGTCCAAAGAATCTTGCGAGTTCTTTTCTCATGTGGACAATCCAATGGATGGTAAAGAACACCCCATATAGATTGTTTACTGCCTACTCCGATCCAACTGCGAAGGAAATCGGTACCATCTATCAGGCTTGCAACTTCTATTACTTGGGCAAGAAGTCGGGAACAACTACTCGATATATCAATCCATACACGGGCAGAATTGTGTCTGACCGCTTCTTTAGAGTTCGCAGTGCATATAAGAAGTATGCCAAGGAACTTGGAATTGCATGGGACAAGAGTTGGAGTAATGATCAAAAAATGCTATGGGAAAATATGTCTCCTGTCATCGAACAGATGCTTCGAGACTTTAGCAAGAAAAAACAATCTCAATCAGTTCCAGTTGACTTTCCATCAAAACACAAGTATGCTTATGTACTTGGTGCTACCAAAGCAGAAACCAAAAAACTTCGGAAGAAGTTTGTAGAGAGAAACAAAACGCCCGAATATCCAAAGCAAAGAGGCACATGACGCAGTTCTATACTAATGTGGTCACTAAGGGCGGGAGACTCATGCACAGAGGCTATGACAAACATGGCAAACGAGTGCATGAGTCTCTTACCTTTCGCCCTACTCTTTTTGTTCCAACGAAAAAGGAAAAGACAACCTCTTGGTCTACGATTGATGGGAAGAGAGTTGAGCCTATTGACTTTGAGAATATGTTTGAGGCGAGGGAATTCGTCAAGAAGTATTCCGATGTCGAAGGGTTTACTGTATATGGCGATATCGATGCACAGTATCAGTTCATTGCAGACACTTATGGAAGTGAAGGCGAACTTGAATACGACTCCTCGACTATTCGAGTCTTGTATATCGACATTGAAGTAGAGACCGAGAATGGGTTTTCCACTCCTGATGATCCATGTGAGCGGGTCAATGCCATTACACTTTATCAGAACGGCAAGACACACACCTTTGGTCTTGGTCAGTTTAGTATTGAAGGTGTGCATTGCTATTGCCATACTGATGAGAAATCCATGCTCAGAGAATTCCTTGATGTATGGGAGATTCTCGATCCCGATATCATTACGGGGTGGAACATCAATATGTTTGATATGCCATACCTGTATCGCCGAATGGAAAGACTGATTGGAAGCAAAGCAGCAAAGCGACTATCTCCATGGGCAGAAGTGCGAGAGCGCAAGGTAGTTGTTATGAATCGCGAGAATTGGGTCTATGACTTCAGTGGAATTACTGTTCTTGACTACATCGATATGTACAAGAAATTCACCTTTGTCACTCGTGAGTCCTATGGCTTGCAGCATATTGCCATGGTAGAGTTGGGCGAGGGCAAGGCAAATTATGCCGATGTCGGAACACTAAACGACTTGTACCACAAAGACTTTCAGAGGTTCATCGAATACAATATCAAAGATACGCTGTTGGTGTCGCAGTTGGAAGACAAGTTGCGACTGATCGAACTCTCTCAGGCTCTTGCCTATAGCGCACGGGGTAATTTTGCTGATGTGTTTTCACAGGTACGAATGTGGGACAGCATCATATACAACTATCTTCGAACCAAGCAAATTGCAATTCCCTCAAAAATCAATTCTAGTAAGTCGGATAAGTTCGAAGGGGCATATGTAAAAGATCCACAGGTTGGTGTGCATGAATGGGTAGTTTCTTTGGACTTGGATAGTCTATATCCCCATCTGATCATGCAGTACAACATCAGTCCCGAAACGCTTGTGTCTGAAAGAATTCCGAATATCTCTGTCGATAGCCTACTTCAGGTGGGAAGCGATCCTGCATTGGAAGGATTCCTGTCGATGGTCAAGAGTAAAAACCTTGCCGTTGCTGCCAATGGCACGATGTATCGAAAAGACATTCGAGGGTTTCTTCCCGAACTGATGGATACCATGTATGCACAGCGGAAAGAGTACAAGAAGCGAATGCTTGATGCCAAGGGGTGGTTGAAGGTAAATATAAATGCAGATGCTGATATGGTCGAATTGAAGAAGAAGGAAGTATCAAAGTACCACAACTTCCAATTGGTTCGTAAGGTGCAATTGAATTCTGCCTTCGGTGCATTGGGCAATGAGTACTGTCGTTACTACAACCTGAGCATGGCAGAAGCAATTACGGTATCAGGACAGTTGTCCATTCGGTGGGCAGAAAACAATCTGAATCTCTTCTTGAACAAGGCATGTGGAACTGTCGGTGAAGACTGTGTGATTGCTTCGGATACCGATTCCGTATATCTTCGACTCAGTGGTCTAGTCACAAAGACCCTCGGCAAGAAGGGAACTAAGGAGACGATTGAATTCCTAGACAAAGCATGTAATGAAGTATTGCTGCCAAAGATCAACAAGTGGTATTCTCAACTTGCATTGCGAATGAATGCATATGCAGACAAGATGTCGATGAAGCGAGAAGGAATTGCGGCAAAGGGAATATGGACTGCGAAGAAGCGGTATATGCTTTCGGTTCATCTTGGGGAAGAGAATGTCTACATGACCGATCCCGATCTTAAGATCATGGGAATCGAAACTGCTCGATCCTCAACCCCACAGATTGTTCGGATTCGCCTGAAGGAATCTATTCGACTGATCATGACCGAAGACGAAGGTGCAATGCGATCTTTCGTAGAGAAATTCTATGAGGAGTTTATGACATTGCCTGTGGCACAGATCGCATTCCCCCGTGGCTGCAATGGGATGGACAACTATACCGATGCCGCAAGGATCTATAAGAAGGCAACCCCAATTGCAGTTAAGGGTGCACTGATCTATAACCATGCAATCAAACAGAAGTCACTGACAAAGAAGTACCCAAAGATTCGCGATGGTGAAAAGGTAAAGTATGTATATCTTAAGGAACCAAATCCAATTCGCGACAGAGTTGTCTCGTTTGTTCTTGTCTTGCCTGAAGAATTCGGGTTGGATTCCTTCATCGACAGAGAGACACAATTCGATAAGGCATTCATCGAGCCACTCACCACCATTCTGAATTCTATCGGATGGAAAGTAAAAGAGCAAAGTTCGTTGGAGAGTTTGTTTTCATAACCTAAATATCGCAGTATGACACAAGCATTCAAATCTTTCGAACCCAAAGAAACAGTGAAGTATCCACATGCACATCTTTGCTTCGATGATCACTCAATTTCTGCATGGTATTCTCTTCGCGATCTCTTTAAAAAGTATGGTGCAAAAGTTGTATTCTATGTTGACTCATTTCATTTACTATCAAATGATGAGTTGCAGATGCTGCGAGATCTTCGTTCAGACGGGCATGTAATCGGATGTCACGGCAAAAATCACAGAGATGCGATTGTATATTCTAGAAGATATAACATTGAAAAATATATCGATGACGAGGTTCTTCCTGCAATGGAAGACATGGCAGGAGCAGGGTTTAAACCAACTCATTTTGCATTTCCATATTCGCACTTTGATGACACTCTTTACTCTGCAATAATCCCGATGTTTTGCTATGTGCGACCTGGGAATGAAAGCCATTTCTACCTAGGCAATCGAATGTACTTTAGTCCGAGCAGATTGGATAAGGATGAGAATCCACGAGAACACCTAATTCGTGCAGGACAACTCAATAGAGTCCTACAAGGATTGCGAGAAACTGCTAAAGCACTTAAGGGCATCAGTATTATATTTCACGATATTCGACCAATAGATACTGCTGCACATACAGGCACACATGCTCATGGGCACATCACGCATGAAGAACTTGAACAGGTACTAAAGACTCTAAACGAAGCAGGATACACATACGAAACCTTTGAAACACTCTGCAAATATGGAGCAGATATATTTGACAAGCCTGATGGATTAGTGTAAGATAAGCCAAATCAACCAAGTGAGGTATACATAATGAATCTGAAAGATATTCTTAAAGCGTCTGGTAACATCTATGGTGGCATCGCATCCGATGGAATTGAAGGGAGCGACACCGAGTCTTATATCTCCACGGGAGCATATGCATTCAATGCTCTGTTGAGTGGATCGCTTTATGGCGGCATCCCAAACAACAAGATCGTGGCACTTGCAGGAGAACAAGCCACAGGCAAGACATACTTTGCCATGAACATTGTGCGAGAGTTTCTTGCAAGCAATCCTAAAGCAATGGTGCTGTATTTCGATTCAGAGCAAGCAGTTACGAGTGATTTGCTCGAAAGTCGTGGCGTGGATGGTACGCGAGTGGCAGTACTGCCCGTTGCTACGGTAGAAGAGTTTCGCCAACAGTGCATCTCATCCGTAGATAAGTATCTCGAAACTAATAAGGATGATCGTCCTCCTATGCTTGTTGTATTGGACTCATTGGGAATGTTAAGCACAACCAAAGAGATGACCGATACGGCGGCAGGGAAAGACACGCGAGACATGACACGGGCACAGGCAGTCAAGGCTACCTTCCGTGTGCTTACCATCAAGTTGGGACATGCCTGTGTTCCTCTCGTAATGACCAACCACACTTATGATGTTGTGGGTTCGTATTTCCCAACAAAGGAAATGGGCGGTGGTGGTGGCTTGAAGTATGCCGCTTCCACAATCATCTACCTGAGCAAGAAGAAGGATAAGGTAGACAATGAAGTTGTAGGAAGTATTATTCACTGCAAGACATACAAGAGCCGTAAAACCAAGCAGGACAAGACCGTGGATGTACAGTTGAACTATGACACGGGATTGAATGAGTATTATGGGCTGCTCGACATTGCTATCAAGCACGGTATCTTTACCAAGGTCAGTACAAAGATTGATGTTGGAAGTGGGAAGACTGTGTTTGAGAATCAGATTCTTAAGAATCCTGAAAAGTTCTTTACCGCCGATGTTATGGTAAAACTTGAGGAGGCTGTGAAGAAGGAATTCTGTTATGGAAACGATATTGAAGAAGAGGCTTCAGAAGTAACTCCAACTGCGAAGGTATAACATGAGCGAAGAAGACAAGACAATGCTTTTTGATGGATTTGAAAAGGCTTTCCTCGGCATCCTCCGTAGATGCGGTCAATCGATTCCTATTGCAATCTATGACTATGGTCGTTGCATGGACATTCTCATGGAGAGAGACGGCATGGAAGAGGACGAAGCAGTCGAGTGGATCGAACACAATTCTATTGGTGCATGGGTTGGCGATGGAACTCCTGCCATGCTCTTTCGATGTGGTCTGTCTGAATTGGCAGAGGAATGTGATTTGCCACTTTCGGAGAGTAATGAACGAGACTATGGAGACGAGGATCCCAATATCGACAATGATGACGATATGACAGAGGAAGAGCAGGAACTCGTTGACGAAGCAATTCAAAATTTTGCACTCAACTTCATGAGATATGTTAAAGAAGTAGACACTTCCCTGTATAATCGTGCCAAACAATATGCCTCCGACTACTCGGGGAATGCAGTTGTTGAATTTGTGGATCTCGATGAAGGCGATTCCAAGAAGGAGACCGAAGAATGAGAATGGTTATTAAATTCCCAACAAGAGGTAGACCACAAAAGTTTGTGGGAGTTCTTGACAAGTACATTAATTTTCTATCGGGAATGCATGATGTTCAATTCGTCATCTCATATGACTATGATGATCCGACAATGAACAATGAGAATATGTTTTCTCTCTTCAATCGATTGAACTCGCAACTAGATGGTCGAATTCATCCCATCTGTGGTAAGTCCACAGGAAAGATTTCAGCAATCAATGCCAATATGGACAAGGTTCGTGCATTGAACCCTGATGTCATTCTGCTTGCATCTGACGATATGATCCCCGTGTTGGGTGGCTATGATGAGATCATTGCCAACAATATGGCAAAGCATTTTCCCGACACAGACGGAGTTCTTCACTTCAATGACGGGTTTTCGGGACAAGACAGACTCATTACCCTGTCTATCTTGGGACGAAGATACTTTGAACGATTTGGATACTTGTACTATCCAGGATACAAGTCTGTGTTCTGTGATAACGAATTCACCGATGTAGCAAGACTCCTAGGCAGAGTCACCTACATCGATCAAGTAATCATTCAGCACCAATGGGTAGGAGCAACCGCTCCCGATGCAGTCCATGCTCGGAATGAATCCCCCGAGATGTATGCATATGATCAGCCCATCTATAACGAGCGAAAAGCCCGTAACTTTGACCTGAAACACGAGGAGATTGTTAACCATGCCTTGGCGACCAACCCATAAACTATCCATTCTTATTCCAAGTCTGAATGAACGAAAGAACTCATTGGATGTTCTGAAAGCAGACATTGCAAAACAGGTCGGTAATCGTCAAGTAGAGATTCTATCTCTTTGCGATGATCGGCAGATGAGCATTGGACAGAAGCGAAATATGCTACTGCTACAGAGCATGGGCGAGTATGTTTCCTTTGTGGATGATGATGATACTGTGAGTCCTGACTATGTGGAAAAGATTATCAAAGCAGTATCGCGCAATCCCGACTGTGCCTCACTCACGGGCAGGATTGTCTTCTCAGACGGCTACAGTCGCCCGTTCATCCATTCCTTGCGCTATGACCGTTGGATAGATGATCATGAAGGGAAGGTCTATTACCGCCCTCCCAACCACCTGAATGCCGTCCGAAGAAGCATTGCCATGCAGGTGAAGTTCCCTGCTTTAAACAGTGGAGAGGATAGAGTCTTCTCCATGGGCATTCGTCCATTTCTGAAAACAGAAGAATGGATTGAGGGAGTGATATACAACTATGTTTGCCGCAAGACTTTTGAAGAAACCCACAACAACCAAGTAGTGAGATAATCGACAATGAAGAAGACAATACTGTTTTATAATGAATTGCACAATGGCGACATTCACATGTCAAGACCATATGTTATGGATATGATGCAGATTCTTGGGGACAATGATTATTACTATTATCATAGAAACAATCCAAAAATTCTATCAGATATTGAGAACTTAAAAACCATTTCCGATTTAAATGTACTTCCAACATCTCCAGATCTAAAAATCAACGCATGGATAGGACAATTTTCATGGGATGACAAAGGAAACCATTGCTCCCCATTTTATGGATGTAATTTTCCATCTTACTATGAGGTAATGAAAAAGGTATATCGTGGTCTTGGTATTGCAGATAAAATCAAACCAATAACACACTATATTCCCACGATAAACTACAGCAAATATTCAATAGAAAATATTCAAAAATATTTCTCAAACAACACACAGAGACATGTCCTACTATGCAACAATAAAGTTGCTTCTTCACAAGCACCAAATGATCCTATGAATTCTATGATTGAGCAATTGGCATGTCGTTTTGCCGATATCACTTTCATAATTTCAAACAAAAACAATCTCGAAGAAATACTAAAAAAAGACAACATCGTTTATGCTCAAGATATCATTAAAGATCCAACCATAGACTTTGATATGAATGAGATATCGTATATTGGAACCAAATGCGATGTAATCGTTGGTAGGTCTTCAGGGCCTTATGTTTTTTCAATCACAAAAAATACGGCACACTCTAAACAATTTATTTGCTTTTGTAACAATGTTAATGATGCTTGGTGGTTTGAAAACAGTACAAACATATTACACAGTAATGATCATTCCCACATGCTGGATATTATTACATCTGCCATTCAGAATCATCAGTTCTCTAAACCTGTGGAATATTGATATGAGTTTACCTTCATTAGTCATTGGTAAAACCTCTCAATTATCACAGTATTTTCCCAATGAATTTGTAAAAATTTCATCTAGAAACTTAAACCTAGATGAACTATCAAAACAAAGATGGGGAACTGTGTTTCTATGTTTTGCAGAACAGCGAACATATCTTGCCAATTCAAAAGAAGATTCTGTTGAAAATTTATTTTGGAATATTAACAAGAATTTGGTTGAAGAAGTTATTCAATGCCTCACTAATGTTAGTGATAAAATCATATATTATTCAACTGCGGAATTGTGGAATAAATGTAACGGGGAAATATGTTTAGATTTGCCTTTCGATTTCCACAGCAACCACTACACCAATTCAAAGTGTGTAATCACCCGAGAGTTGCAGAACAAAGAGAAGTATCCAAAGGTTTCGATTGCATACCCATTCAACTTCAACAGCATCCACAGAGGTGATCAGTATCTCTTCGGCAAAGTGTTCAAGTCGATCCTCACTGGCGAGAAGATCACCGTTGGGGACATCGACTACTACAGGGAACTCCTGCACCCTGAGATGGTCGTGCATGCAAGTATGTACTACACGGAGCAGGGTAAGGATCTGATCATTGGTTCGGGACGCTTGGTTCACATTGGTGACTTCATCAGAAGACTGTACGAATTCTTTGGGATGAGGTTTGACAGCATGGTGAAACAAGAGTACAATTCGCTATCGATCTATCGCTCTAACATCTTCTACTCCTCTACTCATGTTCCCGAGTACGATGAGAGGAAACTTTTCAACATCATCACAAGGGAACTTGCCGAAATCAAAGGATGAACACTATGAACACCCAATCAATCGCAAACGAAATCGAAAACAAAATCATCGAGAAGGTTCGTGAGACCCTTTCCAAAAGAACTCTCCCCGATCTCCCCGACAACTTGGTCGCCACAGACAACATGGGTGAGGTGATCGAGAAACTGTGCATCCTCCATATCCGCACATGGCTGCTAGAGGACATGGTTGGTGTCGCCAAGACCGATGAAGAGGTTGCCGCCCTCAAGCGCAAGATCGACATCTGTTTCAAGCAGAAGCGTCCTCAGTACATTCAGGCAATCAACCGCATGATCGATGAGTCAATCGTGAAGGGCAAGAGCCTCGTTGAGGATTCCGTCAAGATCTACAGGGGGAACTGAATCGATGAAGCAGCCAATCACCTTGGTTGGGGACACGATTGGTCAGGACGATATCTCGTCTCTGATTGCATGGCTACACACCAATCCCCGCCTGACTAAAGGGATCAACACAGTCGAGTTTGAACAGGAATGGAGTCATTGGCTTGGCTGCAAGTATTCCGTCTTCGTCAACTCAGGCTCTTCGGCTAACCTAGCGATCTTCTACGGTCTCATTCTTTCGAACAGGCTGAAGAACAAGAAGGTTGTGTTCCCATGCCTGTCTTGGGTCACTACCGTTGCACCAGCCATTCAATTAGGTCTTGAGCCAATCCTCTGCGATTCGGATAGCAATCTAGGAATCGACACCGAGAAGTTCGAGGAGATCTGCAAGCGAGACAACCCTGCCGCCCTGATGGTTGTGCATGCATTAGGCTTTCCCAACGACATGAAGCGGCTACAGGAGATCTGCACCAAGTACGGTGTCATCCTGTTGGAGGACTCGTGCGAGAGCGTGGGTACGACCGTGTGTGGGAAGAAGACTGGTGCCATCGGTTTGGCTTCATCGTTCAGCACCTATTATGGTCACCACTTCTCCACGATTGAGGGTGGCTTCATCTGCACGGATGACTATGAGTTGTACAGCATCTTTAAGAGCATTCGCTCTCATGGTTGGTCTAGAGATTTAGATGAGGTATCCCGAAAAAATCTACAACTAAAATATGGCATAGATGACTTTAGAAACTTATACACATTCTATTATCCTGGATTCAATCTGCGATCCACAGATCTACAAGCATATATCGGAAGATTGCAACTTAAAAAACTTGACAGATTTTGCAATACTCGTTGGGAGAATCTAAAGTTATATGATAGTCTAATTGTGAATGATGAGTGGAAAATAGATATTAGCAAATTTGAATTTGTTTCCAATTTTGCATATCCAATCATCCATTCTCATTCATCCGAGATTGTCAATCTATTGACAAGTAATCTTGTGGAATGTAGACCTCTTATTGCAGGAAATATATACCGTCAACCATTCTTTTATGAAAAATTTGGAAATCCTCTTTTTGAATATCCATTTGCAGACAGAATCCATGATCACGGGATATACCTTCCAAATAACGCAGATATTACCAAGGAAGATATTCATTTAACATGTTCTATCATAAACTCTATCACAACAAATCACAAGCAATAACAAAAAGAAATGGATTAAATAAATGAGTGACATTATACTGACAATTGCAATCCCATCTATCCCTTCTCGTATTCGTATGAATCTAGAGCCATTATTTTCTCGCCTAATGACGCAGATTGGTTCTCGTAAAGATGTAGAGGTAATTTCACTTCTTGATAATAGGAGCATGAGTATTGCAAGCAAAAGAAAGAAACTCTTAGATATATCGAGAGGAAAGTTTTGTACTTTCCTGGATGACGATGATGATTTTGCCCCAAGTTATATTGACGATGTGACATCTGCGATTGTAGCAAACAGTAATGTTGATGTTATTTGCTACAATCAACAAGCATTTATTGAGAATGTGGAGTATCTTGTTACCACAGATATTGATGCACCGATTAATCCTTTTGACCAATTACCAACAACACCAAGAGACAAAAGTGGGAATTTTATCCCATGCCGCCGTCCACCGTGGATATGGTGCGCTTGGAATGTTAATCTATTAAGATCTATTGATTTTGGAGATTCATCGTTTGGTGAGGATGCAAACTTTATTGCTTCTGTTATGCCAAAAGTAAAAACACAGTTTACAATCCCAAAGCCTCTGCACATATACAGATGGTCAAGTACTACCACATCAGTAACTGCTCCTTGGAGTAACCATTGATTAATAAAGTAGAAAAGCCATGGGGATCGTATGAAACCATCTATTGTGATAAATGATAGCAAGCCTGATATGACTGATACTGCTGAAGCAATTGTTGTAATACGAAATAAAGGAATTAAAAACATTGAACTCTGAAAATAATAAAAACTGCTCCCTCTTTGTCGTATTTCATTCTCGCCTACACGAAGAGCAATATCTAGGGAACGAGGTAGCATATACCTTTGTCAAAGTTGGCGATATGCCCACACAAATAACATCACCAAAGATTCGTGAAGGAGTTATTGAGTGTTGTAATATGTCTGGGTTTGTGAATAAGGGGAAGCATTGGGCAGAGTCTGAATTTTTGATCTCTCTATACCATACCCTTAAGAAAAATCCAAACTATCTAAACGGTAGTCGTTGGGTTGGATTTTTACAATATGACCATACATGCACTTCTAGAAAGGGAGAGAATCTCCTTGCCCACCTACAAGAAAATCTAGAACAAATAGGAGACGAAAAGGTTGTATGTTTTGCCCCAATTGATTTGGCTACTGAAATTAATTCAAATCACATTGCAATGGATTTTTCAAATCCACAAAAACTTCGAGGAGATCCCCTCTGTTATTTCCCAATGATTGCAGACTATAATAAGTTCTATGGAACGAACCATAAATATATAGACTTCACTAGGAACAAATCTATTGCACTGTGTTCGGCTTTTGTTATCAGTACCGTAAATTTCATGAAGATGATGGAATTTGTAATATGGGCTGCTGACAAAAACAACTTAGATCAATTTGATCCTGAACGAAAGCATCGTCTTGCAGGAGGTCTCATGGAACGATACTACGGCACATGGATTGCATTGTCGGGTATTGAACTTGTTGAATTTCCTTTAGGGGAATTGACACATCTATGATATCATATCACAAACTTAACCCCATAAAGATTTAATCTCAGCCCGACATCATAGAACCCAAAACCATGACAAATTCTACCTTTAAAACTTCCTATATCACCCCCCATTCAATACAGTCAATCGTTTTTCAGAACTCTCCAATTGGCTTTGGATCTACATTAATCCACCTTATCGGATTGGTAGAGTATTGTGTTCGACATGAAATTGATTTTCAATTTGATCGGCGTGGAATATTGTCATTGTATCTAGATGGATCTGAAGATCCATGGCAAAGAGTTTTTGGTGATGATTCTTTCAAAGATGTTAAATTTAATCATTCTCGCAAGCACTCAGTTTTTGTTAGTTTGCCCCATTCTTTTCCTTTTTTTACATATATGCAAGTGTGTGATGACAAGACTCTGTTTATTTCAGACAAATGGGCAAGAAAATTCAATCCAATTATCAAAGACTTTTTGCCTTTGTCTGCTGAAATGAAAGAGCAAATACAAAAGGACAAAGAATATGTTATGGTTGGAAATGTTCTTGGCGTTCATCTGAGAGGAACAGATTCAACGAATCATGGAAAAGCAGTATCACTGGAAGATCGTATAGAACAAATCAAAACCTATATGATTGATAAAAATTATGACCGAATTTTTCTAATGACTGATGAATCAAGTTACTTAACCAAAGCAATCCAAGTTTTTGGAGATAAATTGGTTTTCCTTCGGGATGTTAAAAGAAGTGAAAGCAATTTGTCGCTACATCATCACAGAAATCTTCCAATTGGATTAAAACTTCTATATGATATTGTTAGGGAAATGAATATCCTTTCAATGTGTAATGGTCAAGTGCTTGGAAGAAGTGGAGTTTCTGCGGTCATTCGATGCATGAATCCCGATGTTCCTTATAAAGTATTTGATGATCCAAATCTACCCAAACACGATCTTGCTGCTTGGAAAAATAAATTGTCTGAAGAACAAAATGTTTCATATACAACTTTGGAGTATCAATAATGCTTAAACTACCTACCGTAACTGCTGTCTGCTTTGATGGAACTCTTGAGGGTAATCGTAGAGATAACCATATCAAAATTTTTGAAACCTTCAAAGATAAAATTGAATTTGGTGGAGGGATTAAGTATTTTTCTCATATAGATCCTAAATGTGAAGGGTTTGCCGATTACATCCACACAGACCCAATTCTGAATTTAGCAGAATATAGTGGAGTTGTAATTGATATTATGCCAAATCATGTGACTACAGATTTTGCAATGATTATTCATGACGATGGATTTCCTATCAACTTGCATCTTTGGAAACCTGAATTTCTAAATTTTGATTATATTGGTGCACCATGGGGATTAGAAGCAAACACATATCCACACCAATACTACAACAATCAAGTAGAGGGGGGAAATGGAGGGTTCTGTATTAGATCTGCAAAACTAATGAAATTGGCACAATTTATCATGGACAAAATTGAACATCCTGCTAAAATTCGTGATAGAATTTCAAAAAATGCTTCATTCCATGAAGATGGGTATATTTGTTATGAGATTCGCCACTTTTTAAAGCAACATGGATGTACCTTTGCACCATATAATCTTGCAAAACAATTTTCACTGGAAACTGTCCTTGAAGACGGGCCAAACGATATAACAAAAGTATTTGGCTTTCACGGAAAACGACACATCAATTTAGATCAGGCTATTGAAATTCTCAGTCAAACAAAAATTTAAGGTATAAACAATGATTCCATCATACAGTATCACAATTCAAACATATCAATATCGTTTTGATTCATACTTCAAGGCTCTTCTTGCAAATGCTCATCGCCAAAGACCAAATATTGAAAAAGTTATCTTTGTCAATGGGCAGCACAATCAGCAATTTGATGAAAATTATCGAAAGGGAATGACGCAGTATGTCTCAAATTTCCCCAACACTTTTTTAGTGATGTCCCCTTTCATGCGTGGATGTTCGTTCATGTGGAACACATCAATCAATTATACAAGTAACGACTATACCTTGGTATTGAGTGATGATATATCGTTTACGGATGGGTTCTTTGATGACTTTGAAAAGATATTAGAACACAATCATAATTTGGGGGATGAATCATTTCGAATTAATACGCATTGGGGTCACTTCTGCATCTATCGTAAGGATGTGACAGACAAGAATCGTGTTGGATATTTTGACGAGAGACTTATTGGATTTGGAGAAGAGGATGGGGATTGGATGTGGAGATTTCAGAGAAAATTCAATCGCCATATGAGAAACTTTGGTACTCCGAAGTTATTGAGTAACACCGACAACGATTGTCAACCTGGAAAGAATACAAGAACTCATAGTGGAACCAAATATAGTGCATACAATAAAGAGTTTCAATTTGGTCAAAAGATGGATATTGATCCTAATGGAACCAATAATGCATGCGGAGTATATGGAAATTCTCCTCAAAAAATGAGAGAAGGAATGGATACTCCCGACATGTATCCAGGCGAAACTTGGTTCAGAAACAACATCGATAAGTTATAAGAGGAAGGCAATCATGTTTTCAGTATATGGATCATCGGGCTTTATCGGAAGTAGATTCGTGGATATGTATCCAACAGAATCAATTGCAATTGATCGGGAACAGAACAATCCCATGAGTGCTGATGTTTTGTACTTCATCAGCACAGCACACAACTACTATATTTTTGAAAAACCACATCTAGACATCGATACAAACCTCAACAAATTGATCGATGTATTAGAAGCGTTTCGATTAAACAATCCCAATGGAGTTTTTAATTTTATCAGTTCTTGGTTTGTATATGGTATGAACTCCACAATGGACACCAAGGAATCTGATTATCCCGATCCAAGAGGATTTTATTCAATCACCAAACGAGCAGCAGAACAAATGCTCATGTGTTACTGTGATACATATAACCTCAAATACAGAATCCTTCGAATGACAAACATCATTGGAGAAGGCGATAGGGGCGTATCCACAAAGAAAAACGCACTGCAACACATGATGGGATTGCTCAAGAAGAATGAGCCTGTCAGGTTATATGATGAAGGATCAAACATCAGAGACTATATGCATGTGGATGATGCCTGTAGGGCTATTCACTTATGCATCAACAACTCACCAACAAACACAATAGTCAACATCAGCAATAGACAACCTGTAACTATAGGGGAACTTGTCAAATACAGTAAAGAAAAGATGGGATCTACTTCTGAAATTCAGTCGGTTGAAACCCCTGCTTCCCACAAAGTAGTGCAGTATGTTGCTGTATGTTTGAATAATGACAAATTGCTTTCATATGGATATACTCCATCCATAAATACACTGCAAGCAGTTGATCGTATTTTGAATTCCCTTTGAAAGGTATATTATGAAACTCATTGTGACGGGTGGAAGAGGATTTATTGGCAGTCATTTTGTCGAGTTGGCACTTAAAAATGGTGACTCTATTATCGACTATGACTGCATGACATATTGTGCAAATGAAGTTTTGCCATTTGATGACAATCCAAACTACAAGCATGTATCGGAAAACATCTGCGATATCACACATCTCCCATCATGTGATGTGTTGATCAATTTTGCTGCTGAGACTCATGTAGACAACTCCATCAATGACACAACACCATTCTTGAAAAGTAATGTTGTTGGTGTTCACAATCTACTTGAGATTCTTCGTGGCAAGCCGAGCCATGAGAGACCGCTGTTTGTTCAGATCAGCACCGATGAGGTTTACGGAGACCGATCTGAGGGCGCATTCCAAGAGTCTGATAAACTGACTCCAAGTAATCCTTACTCTGCATCGAAGGCTGCTGCTGAGATGTTTGTCTTGGGCTATCATCGAACATATGGTATGAATTATTTAATCACTCGTAGTTCAAATAATTATGGAGAACGACAGTATTCTGAAAAACTGATTCCCAAGAGCCTCGAATGCATTCATACCAACAAGAAGATTCCGCTTCATGGAGATGGCTCTTATGTGCGAGATTGGATCTATGTAAAGGACAATGTGTCTGCAATTTACACACTCATTCAGGGTGGCGCAAAGAACGATGTCTTCAACATTGGCGCAAACAACCACATGACCAATTTAGAAGTTGCCCTTGACCTACTAGAGTCTTTCGGAAAGGGGAAAGAAGGAATACAGTTTGTTGACAATAGATGGGGACAGGATCTTAGATATTCTCTCAGCACAGACAAGATTAATAAGTTTGGGTGGACTGCAAAGCAAACAAAAGGACTATTCAAATGGTGGAATTAATATAATGCAAGTACAAAAATTGACAATTCCAGATGTGATTTGCTTCACGCCCAAGGTATTTGAAGATTCTCGGGGATTCTTCTACGAAAGTTTCAACGAGCGTGTATTTGAACAAGCACTTGGTCAATCCGCACCTCAATTTGTACAGGACAATCATTCACGCTCTGCAAAGGGCGTGTTGCGCGGACTGCACTACCAAACTAAGCAACAACCACAAGGAAAGTTAGTGCGTGTGTCGCAAGGAGAGGTGTTTGATGTTGCGGTGGATATCCGTAAGTCATCTCCCACATTTGGCAAGTGGGTAGGCGAAATTCTTTCCGCGCAGAACAAAAAGCAACTGTGGATCCCACCAGGATTTGCACATGGATTTTTAGTTCTCAGTGAAACCGCAGAATTCCTTTACAAGACCACAAATTTCTTTGCACCACAATTTGAGCGTTGCATCGCATGGAACGATCCTCTTATTGGTATTGATTGGAAACTTGAAGGCATCGATCCCTTGTTGTCTGTCAAAGACATGCAAGGCAAACCATTAACAGACGCAGACTATTGACAAAAATTTTATAGAAAGACCATAACAAATGAATCACATGACACCTATTAATCAAGGAACAAAAATGCAAAGCACACTCGATCAGATCTATAGAACTCTTTACTATCAAAGTATTTGCCATCCAAACCATCACGATCTTCAGAACTCAGACAAGGGAACCCTTCACTCGTACATAGACTACTACGAATCCCTGTTTTCTTCTATCAGAGATAAACCAATTCGTTTATTGGAGATTGGGGTGCAGGGCGGTATCTCCCTTCTTATGTGGCGAGAGTACTTTCCAAATGCGGAGATTACGGGCATCGACATTGACCTAAGTACCTTGCAGGTGAAAGTCAAACAGGCGGCTTCGGCTGATAATCAAATTCGAATACTACAATTGGATGCTACCTTACCAAGGGTAACTGATCATCTTTTGGGAAAGTACGATATCATTATTGATGATGGGTCTCATCAATTTGCCCATCAGATAGCAAGTTTCTTGATCTTAGAGGACTTTCTGAACAAAGATGGGCTGTATGTCATTGAAGATGTCCAAACAGAATCTGAGGCACAATATCTGAATAAGTTGATTCCCTCGTCAGAGATAGTTGATCTTCGCAAGGTCAAGAATCGATATGATGACCTGTTGGTTGTTCACAAGAAACAAAGCAAATGATTTATTTGTTTTCATCTCTATAATGCCTTGCAAAACCTCGGCATTTGTGCTATACTATGAGAACCTATGACAGATAAGATCGAACTCATTATCCTGCGAAGCCTGTTGCACCGTGCAGATTTCACCCGTAGAGTGCAACCCTTCCTGCGAGAAGAGTACTTTCATGACACCTGTGAGAAGAGATTGTTCAAGACAGTCTCTGAGTTTATCGGCAAGTATAACATTGCCCCTACCCGCGAAGCACTGAATATCATCCTCAATCAGCAGGATGGGCTGTCACAGGGAGAATTTGACGAGTGTGTTAAACTCGTGGATTCTCTCGAAAAGACTATCGATGAACCTGATGAGGCATGGCTCATCGATCAGACCGAGAAGTTCTGTAAGGACAAGGCAGTCTACAATGCACTCATGGAGTCTATTGAACTTCTTGATGAGAAGAAAGCCAATGGAAGATCAAAGAATGCCATTCCCGAAATCCTAACATCGGCACTGAGCGTTTCTTTTGATGAACATATCGGACACGATTTCATTGATGATGCCGAGCAGCGTTATGAGTTCTATCATCGAGTAGAACAGAAGACTCCTTTCGATCTCGACTTCTTCAATCGAATCACGGCAGGAGGTGTTCCCGACAAGACTCTCAATGTGATCCTCGCGGGCACAGGAGTGGGCAAGAGCCTGTTCATGTGTCATCATGCTGCCAACTGCCTAACACAGAGCAAGAATGTCCTATACATCACCTGCGAGATGGCAGAGGAAAGAATCGCAGAGCGAATCGATGCCAATCTTATGGATATTTCAATGGATGAACTAAAGAAGTTGCCCATCGATATCTATGCCAAGCGTCTGTCCAAGGTGACTATGGGAATCACGGGGAAACTCCTGATCAAGGAATATCCCACTGCCGCAGCGAATGCCAACCATTTTCGGCATCTGCTTGATGAACTGCGCCTGAAGAAGAACTTTAAGCCCGACATCATCTTCATTGACTATCTCAATATCTGTGCTTCGACTCGGTTTAAGCCAGGAGCAAATGTCAATTCGTATACCTATATCAAGGCAATTGCAGAGGAACTTCGTGGTCTTGCAGTTGAGATGAAGGTGCCAATCTTTACTGCAACACAGACGAACCGTTCAGGCTTTGGCAATACGGATGTCGAATTGACCGATACCTCGGAATCATTCGGGCTACCTGCCACTGCGGACTTTATGTTTGCTCTGATTGCAACCGAACAATTGGATGCAGTCGGTCAGGTCATGGTCAAGCAATTGAAGAACCGTTACAATGATGTTGCTGCCAATCGTAAGTTTGTGATTGGGATAGATCGTTCGAAGATGAAGTTGTTTGATGTTGATGAATCACAGCAACAGTTGATTCAGGGGAATCATTCTGCTGATGCAGAGGATGAGAACACAGACAATGGCTTTGACTCTCCAAACAAGGGTGGCGGGGGGTATGGCTACA